TGTCTATAAGAAGACGATCAGATGATCCAAATTCCTTTAAAAATAATCCAGTGAAATTATTCTTATTGAGTAGATAGGCAGAACGAACCAACTCGATTCCTTTATATTTGAGAAAATTCTTAGACAATGATTGTTCATATTCTTGAATACTCTTCATTTGATCAAGTAACCCTTGACCTGATACTTCAAGCCAGTCAACTGTTACAAGTTTAGAATATTCGGAAAAATTAATACGAGTATAGTTTACATCAGGGATGACTACAGATAAGATGCTATCCCACACTTGATAAGGAGACATACGCTTGACGAGAGGGGATTGTAGCTTATATGCTTCTGTAGGGCCATCATATGCAACACGATGATAGAAATCCGATTCAATGATTAATCGGATAAGATTTTTTAAAGAATAACCACTGGCTTTGAAACGATCACCTAGAAATGTCACAATTTTTCCTTCTGGATAATTTTTAACATCAAAATTAACAATAGGCTCTATAAGTGGTTTACCCACTAATTCACCCCATATTCTATTAACAATAGAATATGAAAAATCATCTTGATTGGTTAGCCATTTGGCTAATGCTTCCCGACGATCACCTTTAACGTCCTTAACCTTACCATCGAAAGTAACAGGTTCTACAATATCATTCGGCTTGCCGTCTTTCTCATATTTGAAATCATGAGGAAGTCGTGCTTCTTTCTTACTATTTTCAGTTATATCAAATAAATTTGCTCCGAGCAATTGTCTGATATTATTATCTATTCTGTCTTTTTTGGTGATTTCTTTGATTTGTGTATCCACCTTAGTTAATATATCTTTATAATCTTTTCGATTTGCTCGATTTTCTTCTTGAGCTACAAAAGCATATAATTGATAAAATTGCTTCTGTGTGTAATCTTGGAAAGGATCATCATGACATTGACAACAAGCAATGTCTTTACCAATGAACAATTGTACACTAGTAGCAAGGTTATCCAATGCCATCCCATTATCACGTAACATATAACCTGTTGCAGGATTTGCTTGGAAAGTGCCTTTTGCGGTCATCATTTCCGTTACCCATACGTTATATGGTTTATCTAAACGTAGATTATCCCGTACATATTGTATATAGGGATACGATTTTAATAATGCTACATCATCACTAAGTCTATCAGGACGGATACGTAGCATATCAGCAAAAACATTGTAAAAATTATTTACATAGTCTTCTGAAAACAATAATTTATCAATTAACTTTTGTTTCTTATCAGGTGCTGAATAAGAAGTGTATGCCTTGAGTTCATTTGGAGAAGGAATACGCCCTGCAACGTCTATATAAAGACGACGAGCTAATGTATAATCAGTTACTTTTTCGTTCTTACCTGCAACTTTATTAGCAGAGTAATATTTGAATAGTTCTTTGTCTAAATCGTTTGTTGCAAAAACAGATGCAATGGACATCGCCATTGCCAGAAAAATAGTTACCAGTGTCTTCATACTGGTACTATACTTATCTAAATGCCTATTTCTTTCAAAAAACTTTCTCAATAACAGGAATATTTGTTTTGGTGTATCTATCCCATAGTTCAGGCACCCATAGATATTCGGTATCTTGTTTACCTAAATAGAAAGTATTTGTGAATGCTGATTGTCGGATAAATTTTGCACATACACTGTGCTGTACACAACCCCGTAGTCCATTTTCAAATTCAGCTTTTTTAATAGCTGCCTTCTGTTTTATGGCAAAAATCCCCCAAAAATTACGTCTGATCCAGCATAGAGAGTTGAAATCTTTATTAGCCTTATCAATATTATCAGTCCATCCCTGTTGGATACAAGACATTGAGCGTATAGCTTGTTTTCTAATGTATTTGATAGTATCTGCATTAGAAATTCTAATTACTTCTACTGTTTTCTTAGGGGTTTTTACGTGTATCATATAAATTTATATGTTATAATGGTTTCACATTTCTTACAATCCAAGAAATTCCAGAACCACATTCCCAAGAATTCTTGTTCTGGACATTCCTTTTCTTCATTATATGGTAATGCGTCATATAGGTCAAACATTTTATTGAGGTCTTTAGCTTCTAATGCATCTAGAATATCCAATAACCTTTTCCGTGTGTCGATATTGGCAAATATTCTATTGATTCGGGCACGTTCTTGTTCTATATCTATAGTGTGTGTATAGAGTTTAGTGGTTTGTAATATCATTATTTCGATAAGTTAATTAATAGTCCAGTGAAATTCACTTCTGCATCCGCCACTATAGCATGTTTATACATTGCGTCAACTGTATATAGCACCCTTGCTGTATTTTGTTCGTTAACAAAAAGATCAAACAAATTTCTCATTAAGAAGTGATAATCATTATTAAATGCTGTTTCATTTGCTAAAGTGAACTTGCGAATATCCCAAACATTTGTTTTGGTATTCAGCATTTCAACAATTTTAGTTGAAATCGTTTCTTCTTTATCTAGGACAGGAACAAACTTCCCTGTAATACATGATTTTTGGATTTCATTAATAGTTTTCCGAATATCAGGAAAATAATTCCGAACCATTGTAACCAATGATTTTTTATCTTCGCTAGCAAGAGTGATACCCTCCATATCCATAATAGATACAATACGAGATAATACTGTGCGAATATCAACCGCAAATTCAAAATCTTGGCATCTACTCTGAATAGCATCTATAAGTTTATGTTTGAAATTTCCTGTAATGATGAATTTAACATCATCTAAGAATTCTTCCATAACACCCCGTAGTGCTTGTTGGGCGGCTTGACTTAATCCGTCTGCTTCGTCTAAAATGACAATTTTAATATTTCCATCAAAAGACATGATGGAAACGAAATCACTGATTTTGTTTCTTACAATATCAATACCTGATTCTTCAGATGCATTAATGAAAATATAAGAGTTTGGGGCAAATTTCTTTGCTAAGAGTTTAGCAAGGGTGGTTTTACCACATCCGGTATTTCCGAGAAATAATAGATTATTTGTTATTTCCGTTAAATTAGAGAAATGATCGTGGTTTTCCTTAGAAAGGATTACTTCGGAAACTGATTGTGGAGCATATTTCAATGTCCAGACTTTTGACAGGAGAGATTCATTAGTAGCATTTGGCATCATCTATAGTAGCACCAAACCAGAACAAAGTCAAGCCCGAAAAGATTGCCACGGCACCAATGCCCCATAAACATCCAAGTCCTGTTAATAAACAAGTCCATCCACCGATTTTGTATAATTTTTTCATAAATTTTAAATAATTTTTATATCTTTTATTGGCAATGTTGCGACATAATGTTAAATTCGTATATGTGTTGCGTTCCTTGGGAGGAAATATTGTATAATATGTCTCTAAGAAATATTTTCCAAATCGAGCAGGTCCATCCACATAGTAAATCGGCTTATTTGTTTCTTTATCCATTAATTAATGATCTACCTTGATATTGGAGATTTGGAGAAGGATTTGCTTCTGTAACTGCAATACTTTGCCATCTTGAAAGAATTTGAAATAATTCTGTTGTTTTTTCGGAAGGAATTTCAAATACTTGATTTCCAACTGTTACCCGTGTTTTTGTGCCGCCAATTACCATATTATACAATTTACTCCAAATAAAAAGCGAATTCAACTATTAAATATGATAACTTGTACTATGTTTAGATCGAAATATAAAAATGCGGCATATGGGGTAACTATTAATCCTAATGAAAAAATATCTCAAAGAGGATTATGTCTTATTATTATAGGGGAAGGTGATAATTATGTAGAGGGGGTAAAATTATTAGCAAATGGTAACACCAATTTTTCCATGCTAAAAACCGAAATAGACACATTAATAAATAATAAAGAATTGGTGTTTATAGAAACTTTACCTAAAAGTGTTGCTCAAGAAATGCATGCAGTGTTCAATGCTAATAAGTTGCAACAGAATTTACCAATGGTATAGTACCATATGTCAACCAAGTATGAAAAGTTAATCATAGATGGTAATAACCTTCTATATAGAGCATTCTTCTCTAGAAATCAGCCCGTCTTTATCAATAATATAGACATTGGGCCAATTTATAGATTTTTGAATATGCTCAAGGCTTTAGTAGATTATCATTTACCTAAAGAAATATATTTTACATGGGATAAAAGATTGAACCCCGATGTAGTCAATTTTAGAAGAGAGTTATATCCTGAATACAAAACTAACCGAGTAGAGTCCGAGGATCGTACTAAAATTCATATATATTGTGAGATTGCTATTGCCTTATGTAATAGTTTAGGTATTAAAACTATTTTACCATATGATCTTGAAGCGGACGATGTAATCTACTACTTGGCTAATAAGGTCAGTATTGATAAAAAATGTTTGATCATATCATCTGATAGAGATTTATTACAATTGGTAAATCATAATGTTCACCAGTTCCTTCCTGCAAAAAATACTATTGTAGATTTGTCTAATTTTGAAGGATATGCAGGATGTGACCCCGTTCATTTTATTTTATATAAAGCGATAATGGGAGACGTTTCAGATAATATCAAAGGTCTTAATAAATTTGGTGTGGTGCGTGCTAAGACATTAGCAGAAAAAATTAACAATGATTTAGAAAATTCTGATGATATTACCGACGAACAACGGAACATCATTACAGTAAATCTAAAAATTATGGATTTGAAATATGGTTTAGTGTATAGACCAAATGATGAAAAATATTTCACTGAACAGTTAAATGCTGCAAATAATAATGTATTCAATGGTGAAGGCTTCATAGCTCTCACTGAACAATATGGGCTAGGCGGCTTTCGTCGTCAACTAGGTTCATGGAACGCATTATTCAATCAAAATACGTCAATAGACGATTGGTTTAGCAACATTACCATGTAATTATGGAAACGCAGATATAAATAGACACATATATGTTAAGAAATGTTCCCATTAGATGTCGCGTATGTTCTTCTTCAGTACAAGGACAAGAATACCCTATAACTGAGTCATCTGGACGAAAAGTTATGAATTGTGTATGGCGCTGTAATAATTGCAGCACCTTCAATAAACAAGGAATAACCAGTATTATAGCCGAACCCCCACAGAAAAATAATTAATGAAAACCAGTAAAAAAATTCTTGCGGTAGTAACATCATTGACTATCGTATCTGCTATTGCAACCTTGATAAGTGGAGGATGTTTTTTACTCTTTGGACTTTCTTTTTGGGGAGTATTTGGATTAACTGTTGGCGCACAATTAATTGTGCCTGCTGTAGTAGATGGATTATATAGCAAGTATATCCTAAAAAAACATGTGGAAGAATATAACAGTAAACCATATAAACAATATCCAATCAATACCGCCTGTCAACATTGTGGTAATATGGCAATTCTAAATCTAGATTTAGATGATACGGAGTATGTTTGTGGTAACTGCCACAAACATAATGCAGTGCATGTAACCTTTATGACAGCGGCAATACAAACCCCTATCAATACACAGGTTCTATGAGTCGTTTAAAGCCTGATTTTGAACCATTGGAAAACAGTGCCTTTTTCTTCCGGCCTAATACTGCTATTCAGGCAGAAATAAATACTCCTGAAACACCTGCATCCTTAACCGAATTAAAAGAAATTATTAGAAAATTCTCATTAAGTCTAACTCCTGATGATCAGAAGAAACTTAAACATGCCACCTTAACCGCAAAAACATGTGCATTTAATAGAGACAGTGCTCATTACTGGCAACTCATTAAGGATTTTTTCATCCAATCATTGAAAGAGACACATCCAGAACAAGACAGAACTGTTATTATCGAAGCCCTTAATAGTGTCAATTTGTCACTTTTCTCAAAAGAACATGTTGACAATGTTTCATTTCTGGTATATCTTCTAGGTATTATAAACGGACTTTTATAAATTTATGAAAAAACCAATTAAAGAATACAAAGATACCAACGGAAATATTAAAATTGAAGAACTATTGAACCATTCTATTGTATTCAATTATTCAGGAGACGGAACTCTTCATGAGCGCAAAGTATCTGATACTTTTACAGGTTATCTGAAAATTGGGAAATGGGTTAGATTAGACCTTATCAATATACACTTCGTAATCGAATCAAAACGTGAACAGAGTTATAATGTCACCGATATTGGCGATACCTATAAAAAATTAAAAGATTATTTTGATAATAATGAATATGATAACATTCCTGCTTCCCGCCCCTGCTTCCCGCCAAATAAGTATATAATACCTGATAAATGGACAGACACTGGCGTTACATGTAGCAAATGTGGTTTAGAATGTAAAGGAACAATGGGCTATTGTTGTCCTCAACCTATGTGTCCTATGGGGATGGGTTCCCCCATATGTTCAACATTTACACGATAAATTATAAAAATTATGGAAAATACAACAGATTTTGTTCTCCCTGTAATAGAGAAAACAAAAAAGCAGAAAAAACAACCACCTAAGCAAATCCTAGAAGAACGTCTAAGATTGCCCCGAACAAACCGCACTATCAAGTGTATATACTGTACTTCGGAAAAGATTTTAAATCCTGATCAATATCAATCATTATTTGATTATTGGGGAAACGAGGAAAAGATTGAGCGGGAATTCATGTGTAAAGAATGTGAAGTTTCTATGCATGATAATCCTGTCCTATTTTGGATAAAATATAGTGAATTAATGCCTGCTCTTGTACGTAAAATCCGTGCGGCATTCGAAGTATTTAATGCCTCGACTAAAGGTAATGAAAACACTATAATATTACAGAATATGGTTAATTCCTTTCTCGGTGAGGTTCATATTGATACCCGCCTTGCCGAATATGGTACCGAACCCGCACCTAATGGATTCACCGTCAAAACTTTAAAATTGAACAATATGCCTTTCGTCGGCACTGTAACATTATATCCTTATGAACAACCAAGCAATCGAATTAGATTTAACCAATAGTCATCAAAAACCTGCTTCAGAAATGTCTGATACAGAATTAACCAAATGGTTTGCATTTTGCAATGCTATGAAGTTTATTAATGTAGGGGAGGAAATTTATAAGACAAATGTGCCTGAACACGATATTCCTTATAAATCCATTTGTAACTATGTCCAAACTGTATCAGGAGACATTAAAGAGTGTCTGAAGAATAATAAAGGCATCCCTATGAAATATTCATTATGTGGTCAAAATGAAGAAGCCCGCAATATTGAAGAAATCAGTTACCATATCAAATAATGTACAATATATTAAAAGTATTATTAAAAACGGTAGGATATGCCCCCGTTATCGAATCAGTTAAAACACGGGTTATATTTTACCGTAAAACAGGGTCAGACGATGCTGTATATATTGCTCAATATAAAAAATATGGCATATGGTGGAATTTTACTGAATTTTTCAGATTTGGAAGTAAACCCTCTGGCTTCTGGATAAAAAAGTCTAAAAAGACTGATCAAAGGTTTAACCAACTGGTAGAGTTTTGTAAAAGGTTCAAGACAATTGATGAAATTGATGAATATCATCGCCAAGAAGAAATTAATTATAAAAAGGCTTGTGACGAATATATTGAAAGAACCGGAACTAAGCGAAAATGGGAATCTGATTAAGCAAAGGCAGGAAGTATCACTTCCTGCCTTTTTTGTTTTAGAAAAATAGGATTTCATGATAAATATTATTATCATGGCTCTCGGCTCTATTCAAAAAGCAAAACAAGTGTTCCAAGAACACGATTTCTCTCGTCAGAATCAAATTCGTATTCTCGATGTTGGTCCCGGTGTTCCTCCGTATGTACGGGCAGAACTGATTGAAAAGCCAACAGGTGCAGGTGGCTATCTTTATGCCACATCTTATTCTATTCCCGGTAGAACAATTAATAATATACAAGTTCCTTTCCAAGGGTTCAATTTTAATATCCCCGGTCAAGTAAGTTATGACCCTAATCCATGGACTATTACATTCAATACTCCCGGTGACTATCTTGTTCGTAATGCACTTGAACGTTGGTCATTTGCTACGATCAATGAAGACACTTCCTGTGGACAATTCAACTTCCCATGTGATTCTGCTTCCATTGACATTGCTGTGCTATCCCCTAAATGTAAAGTAATACGTGTTTACCGCTTAATCGGCGTGTACCCGCAGTCTGTAGGCCCAATCGAATACGATCAGTCAGCAATCGAAAAAACCACCTTTACTGTAGGGTTACATTATCAAATGTGGCGTCCAGTTCTCAACTTTGATAGTGGTTCAATTGACACTGATAATTTTGCTGCTGCTGAAATAGATTTAATCTATACAGGATATGAAAGTAAAATATTAACTAATAATAATTCTAGCTGTGTTGCTAAATAATTTTTAATAAAAAAATAAAAAAAAAACCGGAAATGAAAATTTCCGGTTTTTTTATACTAATCTAATTGTTAAGTTGGGAGGGTTGCCTTTTTCTTTTCCACAATATCATGAACAAAGGTAAAGATGGTTTTCAATACCCAAATCTTATTCTTTGAATTGATTTTAGAGAAAAACGGCTGGTCTTTCAATTTACGAACGAAGGCACTGACTGCCCCATGAATATCCCCTTCGGAGATTTTAAACATTACATCACGATTAACAGATAATTCAGAGGTAAGAAACTGTGAAAGATTTGCATTAATTTCCTCGTCTTGATCAAAATGTGAATCAGTGGTTCCTACCGTATAGTCATCATTTTTAAATTTAGCCACATCTTTCATTATGTCTTCATATGCATGTGATAATTCGTGGCGAATAGCATCCTTAATGAATTTTGGTAATGACCCGTCTATAACATCTTCAAATTTCTTATCTTTATAATATGATTCAGAAGATTTAGCAGGATTAAAATATACTTCGATGGTGCCGTTATGCTCTGCATCTTTTCCATAATAGATCGCTTGCGCATCTGTATCAGTCCATTGGTTGAGCTTTCTCTCTGCGTGCGTACGACGAGAATATCCTTTATAGAATTTAAAATCTAGCTTTCTATCTTTTCCTAAAGATAAGGTGATTTTGCTACCGGAACGCACTCCGTTCTTCTTTTCACGAATTTTATCCTCTAAACGCGAAAGTATGATTTCGGTGAATCGGGCAAGGTCGATAAAAAATTTACGTTCGTTTAAAAGGAAAAATGATTTGAAGTTCATTCAAATATTTACCATTTTCGGATGATTCTTCCCTTTGTCATGTCTGTATGACTCACTTCAAACTCTATAAAATCCCCTACATCGGGTTTATTGAACCCTTTTGACATCTTACCTGCTAAGGTACATATCACATCATTTGGGATTTTATCTGATGATACCCGATAAAAACCATTACCATGTGCTGCAATAATATTGCCTTTTAATTTAATATTGACTGTTTTCATATGTGAAATATATCACATACCTCCTCGTAAATCCAAGAATCTCTTTTTTGTTTCAGGTTTTATACCGGGATGACGAACAAAGAAATTTAAAATATTTTCAGGATGGTACTCTGTACAATTAAGTTTTGTACCTAACATTGTACGTAATGAACGTAAAATAGCCACTTTAGTTAATCTATCTACTTTCATATCTAAAGTGTGTACCCATGGATATATCCATCCCCATCCCTTAGCCCAATATTCCATACTTTCCTCTGCCAAAGAATCTAGTAAAATTTCTTTTTGCCGTTGCCCATCTAAGATGGGTTGAATATATAAAAGTTCTTGTGCATTTTTTAATGCATGTTTACCTCTTGTTTGATAACGTTCAAAAGCTTCTCGATAATCCTCTGGATTGTAATCTGTAATTTCTTTAAGATTGATAAAAGCGGGCCATTTTTTAAAATTACAAAAATATAGAAAATTATTCCATACTCTATCTTTACGTATTTTATTTCTTCGGATTTTTTGCTCTTTATTAGTCATTATCGAATATTATTGGTAGAAGTGGTGGGAATCGAACCCACATTTTCCGAATTATCTATTCGGTGCTTAGTAGTTTATAAGGCTACCCCATAGGCCAATATTAGCAACACTTCTTTTTATAAAACTGGCGGAAGATAAAGGGATCGAACCTTTGCTGCCTTTTAAGGGGCAGACCTCTGCTTTCCAAGCAGGTACCATGCCACTCGGTCAATCTTCCATGGAGGCGAATGACGGGATCGAACCGACTTCCTCTATCTTACCAAGATAGCGCATCACCATTTCATGCTTATTCGCCAATTGCTTTTTCTAAAAGAGGAAGAACCTCATTGAACATTATATCAAATAATAAATGTTCATTTACTGTTAATTTATCTATATCACGTTCTTTTAACTGCTTACGTCTTTCCGTCAACTTTGACCAATCAAAATAATTTTCAGAAGTCCAAAATTTCTCTGGAACAGGGAAAAAGTCTGATCCGTCATTATCATGCATCCACATTCTTTTTAGAATAGTGTGAACTTTTTTTAATGTTTTTTCTGTAGTTAATGTATTCATTGTTATTAATTATTTTGGTACTCCTAGTCGGATTCGAACCGACACTAAACAAGGTTTGAGCTTGTTGCCTGCTGCCGTTGGGCTATAGGAGCAACTAGATGTGTAGATTGGATTTTCACCAATTTGATAGATAAGGGTATTATCTCATTTCTGTTTCGGCATCCAGTTATTCACCTTATACCGTGTGTCATACCACACCGCTACACAAAATTTATCCACTGTAATCTACTATATAATTCTTTATAGGCAAGACTATATTTAATTTGACCTTTTTCAGTGAAACACCCTTCGTAATCATCCCCTTGGGCAAGATTTAATACAGTCTGTAATAGTGATTCATTTGTTAATTCGTGATACTTTGATTCTTTAACAGTGTTCTCAAGCATCAATTGGAAATTATATGCTGCCTCTGTGAACTTACCTGTATAAACAATATCATTATGTAATAGCCAATGTTTATTTCCTAAAGATCGCCTTTCACAATAAGGAAACTCCTTATCTTCTACCCAACCTTTTTCAATTAAATATTCTATTTTTTTTGAAAGTGTCATATTCTTCTAAGTTAAAAACTTCGTCTCTAGTTAAATCTATAAAATTCTCTGTATGATACCCACTATACATGCGTTGGGTTTGTAAGTCAAGCACATTACAATGTTCATCGTCAATTGGAAATTCGGTTAAAATAAACCTATCATCTGGTTTGAATGGATACTTGTCGTACCATTCAACGGGCAAATCACTATAATCAAATTTTACTAGTCTCATATAAATGGCGGAGTAGGAGAGGATCGAACTCTCGGAGGTTGTTTAGACCTCACTCGTTTAGCAAACGAGCGCGAAAAACCAGCATTCGCGTCAACTCCATTAAAATTATTTCGGTTTTACCCATGTATGA